AGACGCTAGTAAAGCAAGCAAGAACTTAGGCTGGACACCCAAGCATAGTTTTGAAGATTTAGTTAAAATGATGGTAAAGCATGATCTAGAATGAAGATATACAAAGTACACATGGTGTTAACACTCGTTATATCCAGATTAAAAGAATATAATTTAGATGATTACAATAGTTCTACCCCTATAATATTTGTTGAAGCGAAAGACCCAGACGACGCATGTTACAAAGCTATGCACAAGCTTGCTATTAAGATACTAAAGTCAGATCACTCTATAGAGACTTTGAATTTTATAAAAGATATTTTCAACGATATAAGAATTATTAAGATAGAGATACCATGAGAAGAGACTACAACGATCCGGTATACAAACGCTGGAGAATAAGCGTCTACAAAAGAGACGACTTTACATGCCAGATGCCCGGATGTTCTTATAAAAAGTATCTAAACGCACACCATATACAAAAATGGGCCAGTGCCTCTACACTGAGGTTTGATGTTGATAATGGAATTACACTTTGTAAAAACTGCCACAAAAAGGTTACAGGTAGTGAACAACACTATCAAGGTTTATTTCAACAAATAGTGAGAAAGAATAATGGCTAAATATAAGACTGCCCCCAGTTATACTGTGATTCGAGACACAAGAGAGCAGCAGGGTTATTTTTTCAAAAAGTTTAACACATGCAACGGGACGGTCCAGAGAAAACTAGAGACTGGCGACTATTCTATCTTAGGTATGGAAGATAAGGTTTGCATAGAAAGAAAAGCTAGCGTCTCAGAAATAGCGCTTAACTTAGGAAAAGGAAAGTATGCCTTCTACAACGAAGTAGAAAGAATGAGGGAATATGAACATAAATTTATAGTATGTGAGTTCTCTATGGAGGATGTAATGAAATTTCCAGAGGGCGCAAAGATACCCAAAGAACTAAAAGGTAAAGTAAAAATAACGGGAAAGTATATACTAAGATGTTTAATGGAGTTTGCCGTATTTAACGATGTACACGTTGTGTTTGCCGGTAGCGAAAGGGGTGCATTTGATTTAATCAGCAGTTTACTAAAAAGGATTAATGAAAAATACACAATAGGGCGCAAGTCATGACAACAAACAGAGACAGTGTGGGTGAAATCCACGCTTATAATCTAGACGTAAAAAATAGAGAAATATACATAAATGAGTTTGACGACTCAGGAGAATCTGCTGGAGTAGATCACAGAATGCTCCAAAACTTTATTAAAAATATAAACATACTAAAAAACCTAAGCAAAGATCCAATTACTATACATATGCAGACAGTGGGTGGCTGCTGGTATTCTGGGATGGGTATATACGATGCAATAAGAAGCTGTAAATGTAAAACCACTTTTATTGGCTATGGTCAGTTATGCTCTATGGGTACTGTTATTATACAAGCTGCAACAAGACGATTAGTTACTAACAACTCTGCGTTTATGGTTCACTGGGGTAGTAGCGAGATAAGTGGACATTATCTAACCACACAAAACCTAGCTGACTTTGAAAAATATATTGCGCAACAAATGATAGAAATATATGCAGAAAGATGCCAAAAAGGAGAATATTTTAAAGAACGTCAAAATAATTTATCTAAAACTAAATCGTACATAAAAAGAAAACTAGGAGGTGGCGACTGGTATATGACAGCAGACGAAGCTGTCTATTACGGGTTTGTCGATGGAATTTATAAATGAATAAACTAAAAAAAATAGATGAAGCTTGGTTAAAAATAGATGTAGACGAAAAAGAATTATTCGACCCTACCTCAATATTAAATTCCTCAGACGACGACTTTCACCTCAAGCTTACTTGGCTTATGACAAGGCCAGAATATTTTTCTTTCTTGGTCAAGGAAATATTTAACGTACAACTACTACCCTCACAGTCGCTCATACTATACGAACTTTGGAATCGTAAGTTCCCTATGCTTATAGCTAGTCGTGGTTTCGGTAAATCTTTCATGCTGTCTCTATACTCTATGCTAAGAGCGCTCTTGCTTCCGGGCAGGAAGGTTGTTGTTGTGGGCGCTGCCTTTAGGCAATCTAAAGTTCTTTTTGAATACATGGAAACTATATGGAACAATTCTCCAATTTTAAGGGACATATGTGATGGAAACTCTGGCCCACGTAGAGACGTTGATCGTTGCGTTATGCGGATTAACGATTCTCGTATTACTTGCTTACCACTTGGCGACGGACAAAAAATTAGGGGTCAAAGAGCTAACGATATTATCTCTGACGAATTTGCTTCTATTCCTCGCGATATTTTCGAGACTGTTGTGGCAGGTTTTGCTGCTGTAAGTTCAGACCCTATTGAGAATGTCAAAAGATTGGCCGCAGAAAAAAAGGCGAAAGAACTAGGCGTACAAATAACTGATGAAGACGAGAACAAGCTAGAAGATAAAGATAATCAAATCATACTATCTGGTACTGCTTACTACGACTTTAATCATTTCGCTACATATTGGAAAAGATGGAAATCTATAATAAAAAGTCAAGGAGACCCAGTAAAGCTAAGAGAAGTATTCGGAGGAGACGATGTTCCTACCAATTTTGACTGGACAGAGTATTCCATAATGAGAATACCTTACGAGCTATTGCCAGAAGGGTTCATGGATGCCTCACAGGTCGCTAGATCTAAGGCAACAGTTCATGCTGGTATCTATCAAATGGAGTTTGGAGCAGTGTTTACTCGCGACTCAGAGGGGTTCTTTAAGAGATCTCTAATAGAGTCTTGCGTAGTGGACGATAAAGAGACAACAAAAGACTCTAAGGGTAATGATATTATCTTTGAGGCAAAGCTGATGGGCGATCCAAACAAGAAGTATGTGTTTGGCGTTGACCCAGCTTCGGAAGTTGACAACTTTAGCATTATTGTGCTAGAGATCAATCATGACCACAGAAGGATAGTTAACTGTTGGACTACCAACAGGTCAGAACATAAAGAAAAGGTAAAAAGGGGCTATTCTACAGAGACAGATTTTTATTCTTACTGCGCTAGGAAGATCAGAGACCTTATGAGGCTGTTTCCATGTATACACATTGCTATGGATGCACAAGGTGGCGGTATCGCCGTAATGGAGTCCTTACACGACAGGGATAAAATACAAGAAGGAGAAATAGAGATATGGCCCGTCATAGATGAAGACAAACCCAAAGACACGGACGATCAGCGTGGCTTACATATCTTAGAGATGTGTCAATTTGCTAAGTACGAATGGTTAGCAGAAGCTAATCACGGACTAAGAAAAGACTTAGAGGATCAAGTAATCTTATTTCCTCGTTTTGATTCAGTTACCGTGGGTATCTCCAATATAGACGATGGAATGAAGGGTAGAATGTATGACACCTTAGAGGAATGTGTTATGGACATAGAAGAACTTAAAGACGAACTTTCTATGATCCAGATGACACAAACTGCATCCGGTAGGGATAGGTGGGACACCCCAGAGGTTATCGTAGCTGCCGGAAAGAAAAGCAAAATGAGAAAAGACAGGTACTCATCCTTAATAATGGCTAACATGGCAGCAAGAAAAATAGCAAGAACACCAACTAAAGAAGATTATGAATTTTTTGGTGGCTTTGCCGGATCTATTCCAAAAGACTCAAAACAGAAGAAAGATCAAAGTCTATATAGCGGTCCAAGTTGGTTTTCTGAAAACATGAAGGATATCTATTAATTGTGTATAATACAATAACAATTGAAATGCATTCCGATTACCTATAAAGGGACAAGATGAACGAAGAAAACTCTCTAATAACTTGGAACGACGCCGACGCTTCCAGTAGAGCTACAGCATTCCAACAATTCTCTGAAGCTGGCGAAAGCTACGCAGGAGTATCAAAAGCTAATCATTATAGAGACTTCAAAGACATCGAAACAAACAGGTCTGTAAGGCCGGGATTTACAAGTCAAGATTATCATGCGTTTAGACCAGACGAAAAAGTTCCACATAAGCAGAAGCGCATTATCAAAATGTGCATGGACGCTTACGACAAAGTAGGCATCATTAGAAATGTAATTGATCTCATGGGTGATTTTACCTGTCAGGGAATAAATATTGTTCATGAAAATAAAAGTGTTGAAAAATTTTACCAACAGTGGTTTAAAAAGTGTGGCGGAAAAGAAAGATCTGAAAGATTTGCAAACCTGCTTTACAGATCAGGACAGGTGATTGCCTACCGAAGCTACGCGAATATTACACCCGATGTAACAAAGTACATCAAGTCAATGGGTAAAGACATCACTGTAGAAGTACCTGAATTTGAAAAAGGTCAAATTCCTTGGAGATACAATTACTTTAATCCACTTTCTATTGATATGAAGGATAGTCAACTAAACCTTTTCTTGGGTAGGAATAGATTTGAGATAAGAACGAATTCTATCTTAGATAACTTTAAAGACGGCTCAATACCCGCACACGTAATCGAAACACTTCCTCCAGAATTAAAGCAGAAGATAAAACAGGGCGCAAGAAAAGTTGAACTAGACCCAGAAAGAGTATCTGTATTTTATTACAAAAAAGACGACTGGACAAACTGGGCAAATCCTTTAATATACGCAATTCTTGACGATATTATCATGTTGGAAAAAATGAGGCTTGCCGACCTTTCTGCCTTAGATGGGGCTATTTCTAATATTAGACTGTGGACACTTGGTAACTTAGATCATAAGATTCTTCCAAATAAAGCCGCAATAAACAAGCTTAGAGACATCCTTGCGAGCAATGTTGGTGGAGGTACGATGGAACTGGTTTGGGGGCCAGAGCTTTCTTACACAGAGTCAAACAGTCAGGTGTACAAATTTTTAGGTTCAGAGAAATATAACTCTGTTCTCAATAGTATCTATGCTGGACTGGGTGTTCCTCCAACTCTTACAGGTATGGCTGGAAATGGCGGCGGGTTTACAAATAATTTCATATCTTTAAAAACACTTGTAGAAAGACTGCAATACGGCAGAG